TTCTTCATACAGACCATACAACCGATAAGGGTATGGAATTTGCGAAGGAAATATATATTTTATTCCAGAAGAAGTGCAAGCAATACAAAGAGAAATATAAGTTGAATTTTGGTGTTTATAATACACCTGCTGAAAGTCTTTGCCACACAGCTTTGAAGCGATTCAAGGATAAGTATGGTATTATCAAGAATGTCTCAGATAGAGAGTATTTCACCAATTCAATGCATGTTCCTGTTTGGCACAAGATTACACCATTTGAGAAGATTGATATTGAATCAAAGTTAACAGGGTTTAGTTCAGCAGGATGTATTACCTATGTTGAATTGGATAGTAGTGTTAAGAATAACATTGACGCACTTGAAACCGTAGTTAATTATGCAATGAATAAGGATATTCCTTATTTTGCAATCAACATTCCGATTGACAACTGCATGGATTGTGGTTATAGTGATGAAATGAATGATACATGCCCTGAATGTGGAAGTCATAATATTCAACATTTGAGACGAGTAACAGGATACTTAACAGGAGACTACAAAACAGCATTTAATGCTGGTAAGGTAGATGAAACAGAAGATAGAGTAAAACATATTAGAGAAATATGATGCTATGAATATTAAGAGCATAACATATCCAGATGTGAACAATGGTTTAGGGTGCAGAGTTACTTTATGGGTAACGGGTTGCACCCACCATTGCCCATTTTGTCATAATGCAGAGCTATGGGATAGCAACGTTGGAAGAAAATTCACAGAGGAAGATGAAGAGAAGATATATGAAATATTAAAGCTTCCTTATATGAAAGGGCTTACCGTATCAGGTGGGGACCCATTAGCTCCGTATAATCGAAAGGACGTAATGAGATTCTGTTCTAAGGTTAAGATATTCTTTCCCGATAAAGATATTTGGTTATATACAGGGTATCAAATGGAACAGATACAGAACAATGATTCAATGAAACCAATATTATATTTTGTTGATTATATTGTTGACGGATTATACGATAATAATTTGCGTGATATTTCTTTAAAATTTAGAGGCTCGACGAATCAAACAATTTGGGAGAAATATGATATTGCGGCATTTAAGGTGAGTGATTTAAATAATTAAATCTATTAAATAAAACAAGAGAAAAGTAGAAAACATTTTTTGAAATTCTCTTGTTTTCTAATTATCGAATTAGTATATTTGCATTGTTATTTTAAAGTTTAACTTTTAAACTATTAAACTATGAGTAAATTTAGAGTTAATGAAAGAGTTGTCTCTGCGGAAGATGGTAAGATTGGCGTTATTAAGGCCAGAGAAGTGACCAATGAAGGAAAAAACACTACCGTGAAATACATGGTTTCCTTTGGTGGAGGAATGGAAAGTTGGAAGATTCTTACAAAGAATCAGATTAACAAGATTCCAAAGCAGAATAAGAGTGCTTATTACACAAAGGTTGTTAAGCTTTCAGATGGTAAGATTCTTACGTTTGTTGCAAGAACATTCAAGTTTAAGTACAGCAATGAAGTTAGTGTTCCTACAGAATCAATCTATGAAGATGAATGGGAAGACGCAGAAGAATCTGTTACAATGAATGTTGTCAAGGGAGGAAAGATTCTTGTTATTGGATTCTCAATTTGGAATGGTACGGATGAGTATGATGAGAAGATTGGTTATAAGTATGCCAAGGCTCGTTGCGTAAAGAAGCCGTATGTTTCAATGATGTCATCCTTCGGTGGAGAATTTAATCAATTAACCATTGATAAGATTATTGAAGCCAAGGCCGAATATATTGAAGAGCATATTGATGAAATCAAGTTTAAGTGATTTTTATTCATTTTTGTGATGTTCCTTTAATACGAATTGATTTAAAGGATTTTTAAAGTTTTTCATATGGTTGTGAGTCATCGTTGTGAAACGCTGGCTCACTTTTTTATTTGTATTATTCCTAATAAAAACTATATTTTATTATAATTATAGATAATAACATATAGCTTATAAATGGCAAGAAAACAATATTTTGGGATTAAGTACCCTTTTACAAATAGTAGTTTTGAGAATTACGAATTTGACCTTAATAGGAATGAAAAAGACAGAGTGGCCAGTGAGTTATTGCACTTATTATTTACTCCTAAAGGGCAAAGATTGCGCATGCCTGAATATGGAACAAATTTAATTCAATATATATTTGAACCTAATGATTCGACGGTATGGCAAGATGTAAAAAGTGAAATACAAAGTGTTGTTTCCGAATGGATTGATGGTATTACATTGAATGATATTCAAGTAATGGCACAGGAAGACGGTAGTGAGATATATGTTAGAATCGATTATTCAGTAAAAGACGGTAATAATACTTATAAAAACAGCATTGCTGTTGAACTTTAATATAAACAATAGTAAGAAATGGCTTCAAAACACATTAACTACTTAAATAGAGACTTTGACAGCATTAAAGAAGAGCTGATTAACTATAGTCAAGAGAATTATCCTCAATTATCAGATAATTTTGGTAATGATTCAAGTATTAGTTCTTGGATTATTGATTTGCTTAGTGATTGTGTGGATTCTTTGAACTATCATATTGATAGAACATTCCAAGATACACAATTGGATTCAGCAAATTCACGTTCAGCCTTGTTAAATATGGCAAGATTGAATGGTTTGAAGATACCTGGTCCTAAAGCAGGTATTGTTGAGGTTAAGTTTTCTTGTTTATTGCCCGCTGGATATAAGACAAGTGACGGGAATACTGATATTTCACAACCTAATTGGAATTATGCCCCTTTGATTCAGAGAAACTGTGTTGTTGCATCAGGAAGTTTATCATATACTATTGATGAGAATGTAGATTTCTCTCAGCAATTTAATAAGGATGCTTATTCCAACCGTTCTTACAGCCCAAAGAGAAATAATAATGGTGATATTACGGGATATACTGTTACAAAGACTGTTTTGGCAACAGCTGGAACAAGAAAGGTATATAAAAAGATACTTTCAAGTAATGATGTTGAGCCATTTATGGAAATATTGCTTCCAGATAAGGATGTAATGAATATTGAATCAATTATCTTTAAAGCCTCGTCAAATATCAACGTTTCTCCTGAAATATCTGAATATTATGTTGATGAAGAAGAATATCAATTCAAAGATAGTGCTGTAACAACCTATAGATTCTTTGAAACTGAGGCATTTACTGACCAATGGAGATGGGGAACATATATGTCTAATATGGATAATGAAGTTATTCAAGATAAGTATAATCCAGAAGCATATGTTGATTACGATGACGATGGAAATACCATTACAAGAATATATAAAGGCCAATGGAAACCATTAAGACAAAAATTTATTACAGAATATACTGATAATGGTTATATGAAGATTATTTTTGGCCCTGGTGTTGATTACCAGGAATTTGAAAGAAATATAACCAATTATAGTCAATATAGAATGGCTAATATCATCAACAATGATATGCTGGGTGTACTTCCTAAGATTGGCTGGACGATGTATGTTCTTTATAACGTAGGTGGTGGTATTGAAACCAATGTTGCAAAGGGCGCAATTAGCACGATTAAGAGCATGCAAGTTGATTTCCCAAAGGCAACAGATAGTGGTTTTACGTCAGCAATTCAATCACAAATATTGCGTTCCATGAGTGTTGTTAATACAAGTGATGGATTAACTGGTAAAGATGCTCCATCAACGAATGAAATAAAATATTATATCAAGTATAATACAGGCGCCCAGGGTAGATGTGTTACCGTTAAGGATTATCAAATTAAATTGATGCAAATGCCACCAAAGTATGGCGCTCCGTTTAGATGCTCGGCAATGGAAGAGAATAATAAAATTGTTCTTAGCTTGCTTGAAATGGGTCCTGATGGCACATTGAGAAATAGTGTTCCGAATACACTTGTTGAGAATATTGAAGCGTACCTATCGCATTATAAGAATCTATGCGATTATATCGAAATAAAGTCTGGAAAGATATATAATATTGGATTTATGACTGATATATTCGTTGATAAATCATATAATTCAGCTGATGTTATTTCAAGTGTAATTAACACCATTAAGGAATATATGGATGTGAATACACATGAGATGGGAGAAGACATATTCTTAGGTGATTTGGAAAAGGAAATATCATCACTTGACGGTGTTATCGGCTTAATTGATTTGGGCGCTTACAAGATAAGTGGAGGCTCATATAGTTCAGATAAATGCCCTCTTCCTTCTGTTGATGATACAAATACAACAAGCTGTAATACAACAATTACAGAAACCTATAAGGTAGGCGGAGGCGCAAAGAGTGAAAAGATTGATTTGGATAATCTTGATTCCGTATTGATTGGTGATAACAATGCAATGTATGAGATTAAGAATCCAAGTTATGACATTCAAGTAAGAGTTAAACAGAGATAATAATTATGGCAAATAAGAGTTATAGGATAAAGACGGAAATAAATGAAGATAAATATGTAAGTGTAAACCTGCAACAAGGGGTACACTTACTTAATATATTATCTTTGAGTATCAATACGGAAGATGATTATTATGTTCACAATTCCAATTATGGTGTAATTGTTGGTAGAGTATTAGCAAATGATTCATTTGGTGTGCCTAATGTAAAAGTATCTGTCTTTATTCCAATAACTGATGATGATTATAATGATGATATATTATCGAATATATATCCGTTTACCACATTACAATCAAAGGATAATGATGGTATAAGATATAATTTAGTCCAAAATAGTATTGGCACATTCCCCAATAAGAGATTCGTGTTGGATAATGATGGAGAGGTAGAAATATTTGATAAGTATTGGAAATATACAACAGTTACCAATCAAAGTGGTGACTATATGTTATTTGGTATTCCTACAGGTAATTGCCAAGTGCATTATGATTGTGATTTATCTGATATTGGTTTAATATCACAGAAGCCTTATGATTTCATCAATAAGGGATATAGTGCGTCATTATTCAAATCTCCAACCGAGTTCTTGGATAGTGATATTGATGATGCAATACATATATTATCACAGGATAAATCTGTTTATGTATGGCCTTTCTGGGGAGATGAAAGTGATAATGATGCAAGTGAAACAAATAATACAATAGGTATCACAAGAAACGATATCAATTTGGATTATAAGTTTGAACCATCTTGTATCTTTATGGGAAGTAGTATAACTGACTCAGATGGTACATACATCGGTATTTATGGTAATCCAAATGGCGATAGTGGTAAATTCAATTCATTATCAACAAGCTCAGGTGATATTGAAATCATTAGAAAAACCATTGATGGTAAAGTTGAA